CCCCAATACCACCTATCACTGTAACGGCACCAGATGTTTTATTAGTTGCATTCGTACCACTTGTTACTATAGATGTTATAGATCTCGCGGCAGAAGCATTCGAGTCCCCATGAACATCAAATGTATATCCAGGATTAGTTGTGAGTACACCGACGCGATTCGTTATACAATTTGCATGGAATAGTGTGGTATCGACAGTGAAATTATTTTGAACTTGGAGGTTCCCTAATACATCTAGGGTTATATTGTTACTATCTGGGTCAATTTGTGTAGCTGTATACTTATTTTGTGTATATCCAATTGACAATCGTTTGACTGCTTCATTGCCATGGTGGGCAATAGCAATGTTATGTCCGGGGTACTCCATGATGATACCAACATCGAGAGCACTTTGGGTATTATTGTTTGCGAGAGTCAATATGCGATCTTGGATTACAGTATTCTCCGAATTTACAACAAATATGGTACCATTTTGGATTATATCACCGGTAACTTGAAGACCACCAGAAATAATAATGTCACTCCCAGTTTTAGTTATAATAGAATCTTCAAGGAATTTGGTAGACCCTACAATTGGGAATTTGTTTACACTGAGTCCTGCAATTGAGATGTCACCACCTACGCTAATATTTGCACTCACAGATGTATTACCTATAAGAACTAATGTATTTGGGCCATTTTCGTCGACATAGAGGTGTGTACCAACACTTAAGGTGTGACCCGGTACTGCATTAGCTACACCAACATTAGAGTGTGCTACAACACTTGTACCCACACCAGTGAATTGAACTATATTCGATGTTGTATTTCCATTTTCAGTTATAGCTTGTAAAGTTGTTGCGATATTTGAAAGTAATCCACCATCTCCAACAAATCTAGAGGCGTAGACATTGTCGGCTACACCGAGACCACCAGCGATAATAACTGCACCAGTGGTTTTAGAGGTGGATAAAGTTGTATCTTCAACTGTGACACTATCGGCGGTTACATCTTCGAAGTTTACATGTGTAGCATAAATATCACCAGCCACACCTAGACCACCAGCTACACGGCTGGCGCCACTGGTTTTAGATGTTGACGCAGTTGTATTGGTAACATAAAGACTCTCGAGTCCAGCTGATGACCCATAGATAGCCCCAGTGACACCTAGACCACCCGTAACAATTAGGGCACCATTCGTTTTAGCCGAAGAGGCTGTGCTATTAGTTACCTTAGTTATACCATCCAATTCAGCAGTGGATCCAAATAAAGCACCAGATACACCTAGACCACCAGCAATTTTAACAGCACCGGTTGTCTTAGAAGATGATACAGTCGTGTCTTCAACAACTATACTATCGGCCACAACATCTTCAAAATTTACATGAGTCGCGTGAATATTTCCACCTACACCTAGACCACCAGTAATTTTAACGGCACCAGTTGTTTTGGAAGTGGTTGTTGTTGTATCAGCGATTGTTACATTTGATGATACGTATGCATTACCCACGACGTGAAGTTCGGCGACAGGATTCACCGTGTTAATACCCACATGATCTGATTCAACATCTACATGAAGTGTATTGGTATCCACGGTTAGATTTGAAGATACATATACGTTACCTACTACATGAAGATTGGCATCAGGATTTTTAGTTTCGATACCCACCGAGTTGTTTATAGAGTCTACATGGAATGTATCGGTATCCACGGTTAAATTGGAAGACACATATACGTTACCTACTACATGAAGATTGGCATCAGGATTTTTAGTTTCGATACCCACAGAGTTGTTTATAGAGTCTACATGGAATGTATCTGTATTCACCGTTAGATTGGAGCTTACATATACGTTACCTACTACATGAAGATTGGCATCAGGATTTTTAGTTTCGATACCCACGGAGTTGTTTATAGAATCCACGTGGAATGTGTCTGTATCCACAGTTAAGTTTGATGAAACATACACGTTACCTACGACATGAAGATTAGCTTGGGGTGTTTTAGTTTTGATACCCACCGAATTGGTTGCGGAGTTAACATGGAATGTATCTGTATCAACAGTTAAATCTTCAGAAATGTATGTATTACCCATTACATGAAGTGTTGCATCGGGATGATTTGTTTCTATTCCTACAAAGTGTTTGTTTACATCAACATGTAAAGTATTTAAGTCAACTGTTAAATTGGAACTCACGTATACATTACCCACAACATGAAGATTGGCATCGGGTGTCGCCGTCCCGAGTCCAACTGAGTCGCTCACTGAATCAACAAAAAGTGTATCCGTGTCTACAGTAAAGTTATTTGATACATGAACGTTATTGTTTATAGTATTTCCGTATGTAAATTCTTTGGATCCCGCATTATACATCAAAATGTTTGAGTTATTAACATTTCGTACAGGATTTATAAAAAGTGCATTTTGTGTCGTTGTATTATTGAAACCCGCGACACTTGTCCCACCGTTTATGATAACTGACCCATCTGCTTGCGCGGTTGGATACCCCGCATAGTATCCTATAGCTATGGCACCGGCACCTTGTGACATCTTACCCGCACCATCACCGATAGCGATAGATTTTTGCCCTTGGTTTTGACTACCAGCGTCTTTACCAATGGCGATAGAGTTATTCCCTTGATTTTCACCACCAGAATTTTGACCGATGGCAATGGATAGTGTACCTTGGTCGTCATACCCAGATTTTTCACCTATGGCTATAGAACTAATTCCTTGATTTGTTTCACCGGATCTTTCACCTATGGCTATAGAGGATTGGGATTGTGTGACACTCCCAGATTTATAACCGATGGCGATCGAATTTGATTGTTGAAGATCATAACCAGCTCTATATCCCACAGATATTAAATGTGAATTTGAAGTCCCGTGAATTGTAGTTCCAGTATCTGTACCCAAAAGGATTCTATCGTAACCAGAGTTGTCGACACGTCGAGTAGCTGCAATTGTTCCATTCACATCAAGATCCTTCGTTGGATTTTTTTGATTTATACCGACTCGGTTACTCACTACATCTACATGAAGTGTATTTGTATCAACCGTTAAGTTTGAGGTTATATACGCATTACCTACGACGTGAAGTTCTGCATTGGGTACTAATGTATTAATACCAACTTTATCTGCACCAGAATCTACAAAGAGAGTATCTCCATCTACTGTCAAATCCGCAGAAATACTTGTATTACCGGTAACATTCAAAATGTTAGAGCCAAATTCATCTACGAAGAGATTTGAACCCACATCCAATGTATGGATAGGACTTGTGTTTATGATACCGACATTTGATTGTGTGAAAATCTGTCCGTACACATGGACGTTGATATCCTGATTGGTTAATGGTGTTATAGTATGCCCGCTAGCACTAGAGTGTGTGTATCCAATAGCAAATTCATTTGAACTTTCTAAATATCCCATAGCCACACTTGAACCTGGTCGAGTCATAATAAAACCAAGATCCAAAGATGCATCCCCATTAACGTTATCTTTACCAATTTCTATGATGGCATCCTTAATGGTTGTATTATTTGAGTGTAAAGTTGTGACCAGACCGTTGAAAGTCGCGTCTCCATCAACAACCAAGTTCTTTTGTATATACGTATTTCCTAAAACGGAGAGTACATTTGATGCATTAATATTTACATGGAACTTGGAACCTGCGGATATTGTATTCGTGGGTGAACTATTCGCGATACCAATAACCCCTGCAGTTACAAAACTCGTAGGGTTAGCTGTGACTGTAGTACCAAACGCATCGGTATACGAATCAAATCGTATTGTATACGGTGTGGTATTTCCATTTTTTGTCGCACCAGCAAGATTAAAGTTTAGGATTTCACTTGCGATTGCATTTGAATCTGTAATCTCTTTAGTAACCCTATTATATGACAAAACCATAACGTTTGCAGCTCCACCCGGAGTTTGAACGGGATCTATGCGAATGGGTGTCAAATATGTAGTTCCGGGTGTAGCTACTTCTAGTTCGACCTCACTCGCATTGAACACAATTGTATTTTCTGCCTGTTCATTGGTACAATTTTTACCGAACCTGATTTTAGTAGATCTCTCTACCGTCGGCAAATTCTTGACCATTTAATATAGATTGGTATTTTAATTCGCGTAAAGAAGTCCCGCCATCCCATTCTCAATGCGCAATATGTTGTAGTTTACTGCGTATATAGGATCTATTATATTCATGGTTTCACTCATGAGCTTCACTGTACTTAAACGACTAAAGTTCAAGGTACCCGTGGGCTGAAGTGAGCTCGTAGATAAACAAAATGGGTACAAGAAAAAATCGGGGGACGCCACGAACCCTGTGTGATAGTAGTACATAACATCGATGTAATGAGGTTTACTCCAACGATAGTTTGCAAGATCTGTACCGTTTATATTGAGTTTCACTTTGTTTGCGGGTGACGTAAGAGCGCTCGTAGTCGATGTATTAGACGAAGCTAGGTACTTAACGGGGTGATTGAATGTCAACTCTAGAAGGTTTGTTCCGGATGCAATGTTCTTTTGAACCTGGGTGATGAGAAGATCGTGTTTTCTTGCTGATATATTCCCACGTTCTTCATTATCTAAGTAGTAATAATTGGCGAAACACTCGACATTGTAATCTGTAGCTGTTGAAGCCCAATGAATACGAATTTCGACGTTATGGTAATTGAGGGCAACGAGAGGGATGGCACACTGTGGCCCTTCACAAAAGAAGAAACGAAGGGGGTAAAAATATGAACGAGAGCTGACACCCGGGTGTGTACCTTGAGCGCTTTTGGAAACGTTAGTCGCGAAAGTATCTATAGCTATGTTTTCTGTAAATACAGAATCTTGTGTGTCAATAACAGAACCTCCAATAAGAAGTTCTACTTTATCAATAATATTGTCCCAGCGTTGAGAATCGAGGGCAGTGCTATTATTGTCTATCGTGAAATACACGTAACTGAGAAGGTCGCCAGATCGTTCGAATTGAACACTGGACATCGAGTTGTTTTTCACCGCTCCATAGATGGTTTGCTTTTCGATGGATTGTGAAAAATTAGCATGTCTTTTGAACGTTGAAGTAAAGAAAGAAACCTGTGGGTCACCAACGATGTATTCATCCTGGGCGCCGGCTGCAATCAATTGAACAATGCCTGGAGACATGGTATACTATATTAAAGAGAGAAAATTACAAATTTGGTTTTCTACACACGAAACGAAGAATTAAGAAATTATCTTTAGCTGGGCTTGATGGTACAATACCATCACCTGATTGGTTGCGAATATTGACGGTAAAACGATCAATGCTACGAATTGGGTTCACGTATTGAGTAACTAATGGATAGTTGTCTTTGAAATTAAATGCAGCAGTACCGTCACCGATAATACTAGCAAATGAATTACGAAGAACACTCGCTCCAGCTTGGCCATTTGGTTCGTTCGAAGCACGTTCAGAAAAAATGGTATCCAATTCTTCGATGGAAATGTAACAATGTTTGGTAGCC